CACAAAATCTTCGCCCGCGAGTTTCCGAGAACTTTTTTCTGGAGGACGTCATGCGGCGAGGGCCGAAGCCGGCGCCGGCCGCGGTGCGCGAAGCCAAGGGCAACCCGGGCAAGCGGCGCGCGGCGCCGGATGCCGCGGCTGCGCTGGCGGCGGCCGGCGGCGTCGCGCCGCCGGAGTGGTTGAAGGGTGAAGGCCTGAAGGTCTGGACCCGGCTGGCGCCGAACGTGGCGCGGCTCAAGCTGCTGACGCCGGTCGACGCCGAGTCGTTCGCGCGCTACTGCCTGAACCTGGCGCGATGGCTGCGCCAGCAGGCTGTGCTGGACGCAGAGGGCGAGACCTACGAGAGCGAGAGCCTGCACGGCAAGCTGAAGCGGGTGCACCCGGCTTTCATGATCAGCGACCGGCTGGCCCGGCTGCTGGAAGCGCAGGAGGCGGTGTTCGGGCTGAACCCGGCGGAGCGTCAGCGGATCTTCGCGGCCCGGTCGATGACGCCGGATCCCGCGGGCGACCTGTTCGGCCGGCGCGAGGCTGAGGCCCCGGCGCCCGCCGTCGCGCCGACGCCGCCGCCGACCTCGGGCCCGGTCGGGCTGCTGAACTGATGATCACGCCGGAGAGGCCGGCGGCCGTGCGGGCCTCGGCCAGCTGGAACGCCGAGACCGGCCGCTGGGAGGACGGCGAGTTCTGGTACGACGAGCGCACGGCCGATCGCGCGGCGGCGTTCTTCCCCGAGTACCTCGTGTTCACGGACGGGGAGTGGGCGGGCAAGCCGTTCACGCTCCAGCCCTGGCAAGAGCACGACATCATCCGGCCCATGTTCGGCTGGAAGCGGGCCGACGGCACGCGCCAGTACCGGCGGGTCATCGTGTTCGTGCCGCGCAAGAACGGCAAGACTGAGCTGGCGGCCGGGGTGTCGCTGCTGTGCCTGATCGGCGACGCCGAGCCGGGCGGCCAGGTCTATTCGATCGCGCACGACGAGCAGCAGGCGCGCCTGGTGTTCAACAAGGCCACGGCCATGGTGAACCGCTCGCCCAAGCTGGCGGGCCTGCTGGAGACGTACAAGACCAGCATCTACTGCGCCGAGCTGAACGCCGGGTTCAAGCCGCTGTCCGGGCGGCCGACCGGCAAGCACGGCCTGTCGATGTCGGGCCTGATCGGCGACGAGATCCACGAATGGAAGTCGGCGGACCTCTACACCTTCGTGCACCAGTCGGTCGGGGCGCGGCGTCAGCCGCTGGAGTTCCTGATATCGACGGCCGGTCAGCGCATCGGCTTCGGCTGGGAGACCTGGGAGTACTGCGTCAAGGTCCGCGACGGCGTGATCGACGACCCCGAGACGCTGGTGGTCATCTATGCGGCGCCGGAGGGCGCGGACTGGACCGACGAGGCGACCTGGCGCGCGGCGAACCCGAACTGCGGGATCAGCCCGAAGATCGAGTATCTGCGGACCGAGTGCCAGCGGGCGCAGCAGTCGCCGCGCGAAGAGAACGACTTCAAGCGCTACCACCTGAACATCTGGACCGAACAGGCGGTGCGCTGGCTGAACATGGAGCGCTGGCGCAGCCGTGCCGGCGACACGCCGTGGCAGGAGATGGCCGCCGCCAACGCCGGTCGCCGATGCTTCGGGGCGGTCGATCTGGCGACCACGACGGACCTGGCGGCCGAGGTGCTGGTCTTCCCGCCGGACGACGAGGTATCGGTGTGGCGCGTCCTGCCGCGGTTCTTCGTGCCTGCGGACGCCATCGCGAACCGGGTTCGTCGCGACCGCGTGCCCTATGACAAATGGGCCCGGTCGGGCGCGCTGATCGCGACCGAGGGCAATGTCGTCGACTATGACTTCATCAAGGCCCAGATCCTGGCCGACGCCGAGATGTTCCAGATTCAGCGGTTCGGGTTCGACCCGTTCAACGCCACCCAGATCATGATCCAGCTCGGCGGCGAGGGTCTGCCGGTCGAAAAGGTCCGGCAGGGCTTCCTGACCCTGTCGGCGCCGTCGAAAGAACTGGAGCGGCTGTTGCTGTCCGACCAGGTCGAGCACGGCGGCCATCCGGTGCTGGAGTGGAACGCCGGCAACGTCAGCCTTGAGACCGACGCGGCGGGCAACATCAAGCCGTCGAAGGCCAAGTCGATCGAACGGATTGACGGCATCGCTGCCACGGTCTCGGCCATGGCGCTGGCGCTGGCGGAACAGGCCGAGGACGCCGCACCGGAGGTCATCATCCTATGAGCATGTGGAAGATGATCAGCGACGCCCTCGGGCTTGGGCCGGCGGGCGGGGTTCAGAACAGCGCGCCGCTGCCGTCGATCGTGCGCGGCAACGAGATGTGGGATGACCTGGTCGCGTCGTCGGGCGGGCTGGTCGTGCCGAACGAGCGGACGGCGCTGCAGATCTCGGCCATCTATGCCTGCGTCAACCTGATCGCCGGCGCGATCTCGGCCATGCCGATGAACATCTTCCGGCAGGCCCCGGACGGAGAGCGCGACCGCCTGCCGAACGATAATCTGTGGTGGCTGCTGAACGAGCAGATGACGCCGCGCTGGTCGGCGGCCAGCGGCTGGGAGTTCCTGGTTCTGTCGCTGCTGCTGTACGGCGACGCCTTCGCGAAGATCGTCCGCAACCGTGCGGGCGAGGTCGTCGGTCTGACCCCCGTGCACCCCTGGCGCGTCTCGGTCGCGGTGACGCCGGATGGCCTGCGGCTGGTGTACGCGATCGAAAAGGACCCGGCGGTTCTCGGCTCGACCCTCGAGCGCGAGGTGCTGGATCAGGACGATGTGCTGCACGTCGCCGGCTTCGGGTTCGACGGGACGCGGGGGCTGTCGCCGCTGCGGCATTCGCTGCGCATGGCCGGTTCGGTCGCCCTGGCGACACAAGAGTATTCGGCCCGGTTCTTCGCCAACTCGGCGCGCCCGGACTATATCCTGGAGACCGAGCACAAGCTTGGGCCGGAAGCGGTCGAGCAGCTGCGGTCGCAGGTCGAGCAGCGATACGGCGCGCCGATCAACTCGCACCGGCCGATGGTGTTGACCAACGGCCTGACCGCCAAGACGCTGTCGCTGCCGCTGGAGGATCTGCAGCTGCTGCAGGTGCGGCAGTTCCAGATTGAGGAGATCGCCCGCATCTACGGCGTCCCGCCGTTCATGATCGGCCACACCGAAAAGACCACGTCGTGGGGGTCGGGCGTCGAGGGCATGGGCAAGGGCTTCGTGCGCTACACGCTGCGCGGCCACCTGAACAAGTTCCAGAACGAGATCAATCGGAAGTTCTTCCGTACGGCGGCCAGGGTCGCCGAGTTCGACACGACCGAGCTGGAGCGCGGCGACACCAAGGGCCTGTTTGAGGCCTTCCGCATTGCCGTCGGCAGGGCCGGCGAGCCCGGCTTCATGACCGTGGCCGAGGTGCGCGAGCGGCTGAACCTGAAGCGGACGCCGGACGGCGACCTGAACCCCGGAGGCACGAATGCCGAACAACCTGCGCCGCCTGCTGGCGAGTAACGCCCGCCGCGGGTCGTTCCGCGCCGAGGGCAACGCCCTGTATCTCTACGACGTGATCGTGGCGTCCGAGGCGGACGCGGAATGGTTCGGGGGCGTCTCGGCCGAGGCCATCGTCAAGGCCCTGCGCGGCCTGTCGGGCCCGGTGTCGCTGCGCATCAACTCGCCCGGCGGGGACGTGTTCGCCGCCCGCGCGATCCAGGCGGCAATGGAGTCCTATGACGGGGAAATCGTCGCCCACGTCGACGGGGTCGCCGCCTCGGCCGCCTCGCTGATCGCGGCGGCGGCCGATCGGTGCGTCATGTCGGCGGGCGCGTTCATGATGATCCACAAGGCCTGGACGATCTCGCTGGGCAACGCCGACGACATGCTGGCTGCGGCCGAGCTTCTGGAGAAGATCGACGGCAGTCTGGCGGCGACCTATGCCGAAAAGACGTCGAAGGATGCCGGCCGCTATGCCCAGCTCATGGCCGCCGAGACCTGGTTCACGGCGGCCGAGGCGGTCGAGGAAGGGCTGGCGGACGCGATCGCCGACAAGGCCCCGAAGGCGCAGGCCTGGGATCTGAGCGCCTATCAGCGGGCGCCGGAGCCGGAGCCCCAACCGACGCCGGCCGCTGAGCCCGCGGCCGAGGCCGACGAAGAACATGCGCGACGCCAGCGGCTCCACGCCGCTCGCATCCGCTCCCAAGCTGCCTGAGCGCCTGCCGCGCGAAGCAGACCCCCGGCCCCGCGAGGGGCCTTTTTCATGAAAGGAGGGATGGCATGTCCATCCAAGCTCTTCGCGAACAGCGCGCGGCGAAGGCCAAGGCGCTGAACGAACTGGTCAGCAAGCCGGACTGGAACGCCGCGGTCGATCAGCCGGTCTATGACGCCGCCCTGGCCGAGGTCGATGCGCTCGACGCGCAAATCCAGAACCACACCGAGTATCTGCGCCGGGTGGCCGACGCGGCCGAGACCGACGCTGTCGCCAGCGCCGCCGAGCGCCACGCGCGCGACGACAAGTCGACCGCGTCGGGGGTGTTCGCCAAGTGGCTGCGGGGCGGCGACAAGGCGCTGAACGAGTCCGACTGGGAGGTCGTGCGCGCCACCATGTCGACCGGTGTCCCGTCCGAGGGCGGCTACACCGTCCAGACCGACGTGGCCCGCCAGGTGCTCGACGCCCTGAAAGCCTATGGCGGCATGCGCGCCGTCGCGCAGGTGATCCAGACCGCCAGCGGCAATCCGATCAACTACCCGACCTCGGACGGCACCTCGGAAGAGGGCGAGTTGGTCGACGAGAACGGTTCGGCCACGGACGAGGACGCCAGCTTCGGCGTCAAGAGCCTGCCGGTGTTCAAGTACTCGTCGAAGGTCATCACCGTCCCGATCGAGCTGCTGCAGGACTCCAGCGTTGACGTCGAGGCCTTCGTGCGCCGTCGCATCGCTGATCGCCTGGGTCGCATCACCAACCGGCATTTCACCGTCGGCACCGGCTCGAACCAGCCCTACGGCATCGTGCCGGCCGCCCCGGACGGGGTGACCGCCGCCAACGGCAGCTCGCAGGTCACCGCGGTGACCTATGACTCGCTGGTGAACCTGCAGCACTCGGTCGATCCGGCCTATCGCGAGGGCGGCCAGTGCCGCTTCATGTTCAACGACACGACCCTGCGCGAGATCCGCAAGATCAAGGACGGCTCGGGCCGCCCGATCTTTGTGCCGGGTTATGAGCAGGGCAACCCGGGCGGCGCCCCGGACCGCATCCTGGGCGATCCGATCCAGATCAACCAGAACGTCGCCAACATGGCGGCCAGCGCCTATTCGATCCTGTACGGCGACTTCAGCCACTACATCATCCGCGATGTGATGGCGCTGGAGCTGTTCCGCTTCACCGACAGCCCGTACACCAAGAAGGGCCAGGTCGGCTTCCTCGGCTGGCTCCGCTCGGGCGGCAACTTCGTCGACGTCGGCGGCGCCGTGAAGCGCTTCCGCAACGCGGCCTCGTAAGGCCCAAACCTCCCTCTCTGAAGCCTGCCCGGGGCCGGTTCGCCCGGCCCCGGGGCCCTTTCGGCAACTCCCGGCCGGATGTGAACCGCGTTCGCGTCCGGCCCGGTGTTTCCGCCGGGATTGTCTTCCGGCTCCCCCTGAAGAGAGAGGACCACGCCCATGCGCGGCATTGTTTCCCTGATCGGGCCGGCGACCCTGGTGGCGCCGGCCACCCTTTCCGCCGATCCGCCGCCCCTCGCGGTCGATCTGGCCACGTTCGAGGCCTGCGGCATTCTGATTCACGTCGGCGTCGGCGGGATCGCCTTCACCAGCACCAACAAGGTCGAGTTCGTGCTGCGCCATGGCGACACCGATGTGGTCAACGACCACACCGCGGTCGCGCAGGCTGACGTGCGTGGCGTGACCGTGACCGGCTCGGGCATCGTGCGGTCGCTGATCGCGGCGCACGCCGCCCCTTCGATCACCAAGCTGGACTATGTCGGCGGCCGGCGCTTCATCTCGCTGCTGCCGGACTTTTCGGGCACGCACGCCTCGGGCACGCCCATGTCGGCGACCGCCGTGCGCGGCTTCCCGCTGACCGGCCCGGTGGCCTGACGCCATGCGGGAGCGGCCCTGGGACCGTAGTCGGCTATACGGGCGCGCGTTCGCGCACGCCCCGGTTCGCACGGTCGCTCCCGTCGGCCAGCCCGTCACGCTGGCCGAGGCCAAGGCGCAATGCCGCGTCGATCACAGCGACGAGGATGCGCTGCTGACGTCGCTGATCGCCGCGGCGGTGGCGCATCTGGATGGGTATGGCGGGGTGCTGGGCCGCGCCATCCTGACCCAGACGTGGCGGCAGGACTTCGACGGCTTCGCGGGCGTCGGGGATCTGCGGCTGCGCCTGCCCATGCCGGCGGCGTCCGTCGCCTCGGTGACCTATGTGGATGCCGAGGGCCAGACGCAAACGCTGGCGTCCGGGCTCTATGCTCTGCGCCGCGACGCCGTCGGGTCGTTCGTCGAGCCCGCCTATGGCGAGGGCTGGCCGGCGACGCGGTCGCAGACGGCGTCGGTGTCGGTCACGTTCACGGCCGGGTACGGCGGGGCGGCCGATGTGCCCCAGCCGATCAAGCAGGCGATCCTGCTGCTGGTCGGGCACTGGTACGCCAACCGCGAGGCGGTGACGTCGGATCCTGCCACGCCCCTGCCGCTGGGCGTCGAGGCCCTGATCGCGCCCCGGCGCGTGGTGGGTGTGTGATGCAGGCCGGGAAGATGGACCGCCGTCTGCGGATCGAGCGGGCGACCTATGTCGAGGGCGGGCTGCAGACCGAGCTGGCGTGGTCGACGCTGGTCACGGTGTGGGCGGAGAAGCTGGAGATCAGCGACGGGGAGCGGTCGCGGCAGTCGGGGCAGGAGGCCGCGGCGACGACGCGGTTCCGGATCCGCTGGTCGGCGGCCGTGGCGGTGCTGAACCCCAAGGATCGGGTGGTCTGCGAGGGCCGCACCTATGACGTGGTCGGGGTGAAGGAGCTGGGCCGCCGCGAGGGCCTGGAGATCACGGCCATGCGCCGGGCGGACGTCTGATGGCGAACCGGGTTCGCGTCCGCGTCGAGGGGTTGGCGGAGTTAGACGCCGCCCTGGGCGAGCTGCCTAGGGCCACGGCCCGCAACGTGCTGCATCGCGCCGGCCGCGCCGCCATGAAGCAGGTCGAGGAGGCCGCCAAGGCCAATGTGCCGGTGAACAGCGGCGCGCTGAGAGACAGCATCACCACCAGCACCAAGCTCGCCAATAGCAATGCCAAGCTGCGCTACGCCGCGGCCATGTTCGCAAAGCAGGGGCGTGACTCGGCGCTGGAGGCTATGCGGTGGGAGCAACGGTCCGGCAAGGGCAGTGGCGTCGAGATTTATGTTGGCGCCGGCCAAATGCCGCACGCGCACATGATCGAGTTTGGAACGCAGCGTCATGGGCCGCAGCCCTACTTGCGGCCGGCCTGGGACGCGCACCGCGACAAAGTGCTGGAAAGCGTTTCTGACGCTTTGGCGGTCGAGATCGACAAGGCGGCAAAGCGTCTTGCAAGGAAGCAGGCGCGGCTGATCGCCAAGGCCGGGGGCTGAGGTATGGAACTGGCGCTGGTCACGGCCCTGAAGGCCTTCAACCCGCTGACCGCGCTGGTCGGCGCGACGATCGACTGGGGCGCGCGCCCGCAGGGCAAGGGCTCGACCTGTGTGGTGCTGCACCGGATCGGCGGCGAGCGCGGCCAGCACATGGCGGGGCCGGACGGCCTGATCGCCTCGCGGGTCCAGGTCGACTGCTGGGGGCCGACCTATAACGCCGCCAAGGCCGTGGCCGTGCAGGTCGTGGCCTGTCTGAACGGATACCGCGCCGGCGCGATCCAGCGCGTTTTCATCGACAGCGAGCGGGACGACCAGTTCCTGGACCCGCCGGAACCCCTTTACCGCACCCGCCTGGACCTTCGGGTCTGGCACACACAGGCCTAGGAGGGCCGACACATGGCGACCACCCCGTCCATCGGCTCCGGCGCGAGCTTCCAGATCTTCACCGGCGGTTCGTATGTGGCCGTGGCGAACGTGACCAGCATCACGCCGCCCAACCGCAGCCGCGACACCGTCGACACCACGAACATGGCCTCGGGCGGCGACCGGGTGTTCATCCCCGGCCTGCGCGACGGCGGCGAGATCAGCCTGGAGCTGAACTACACCTCGGGCAACTATGCGGCGCTGGCGGCCCTGCTGTCGGTGGCCGGCACCACCTCGGTGCGCTGTGTCGATCCGGCCGGCGACACCTGGGAAGCGAACGTCATCCTGACCGACCTGTCGCCGGAAGTGCCGCTGGACGACCGCATGACCTGTTCGGCGACCTTCAAGGTGTCGGGCGCCCCGTCGTTCACGGCCGGCGCGGCGGCGGCCCCGACCAACACCCTGGCCCCGGCAGTGTCGGGTGCCCCGATCCAGGGCCAGACCCTGACGGTGATCGAGGGTGACTGGACCGGCGCGCCGAGCTTCACCTACCAGTGGCAGCGCGGCACGAACGTGGCCACGCCGGTCTGGTCCAACATCTCGGGCGCGACCAGCCGGACCTACGTCGTCCAGGCCGGCGACGTCGGCAGCTTCCTGCGGTGCAACGTCACCGGCACGAACGGCGCCGGCAACGCCACCGCCGCCTCGTCCCGCACCGTTCTGGCGACGTCGTCGTAATGGCCAACCGGCTGAAGGGGGAGGTCGCGCTCGAGGTCGAGGGCGCGACCTGGATCCTGGTGTTCGACGTCAACGCCATGTGCGAGGTCGAGTATCTGCTGGACCAGTCGACGGCGGAGATCCTGACGCGGCTGGCGGCCAATCCGCCGTTGCATGTGGTGCGGGCCCTGCTGTGGGGGGCGCTGCGCCGCCGCCACCCGAACACCGACCTGAACAAGGCCGGCGAGATCATCGAGGCCATCGGCGGCCCCGGGGTCGCGCTGGAGAAGATCGGCGAGGCCCTGATCGCCGCCTTCCCGGAGGCGAAAGAGACCCCCGCGGACCCTCGGAAGGGGGCGGCGGCTGGGCGTGGCCGTCGCTCCTGAGCGCCTGGATCGAGCTGGGGTGCGACCCCGAGGCGTTCTGGCGACAGACGCCGCGGATGATCGGCACGGTGTTCGCCGCCAGGGCCGAGGCCGCCAAGGCCGAGCACCGCCGGGCCCTCGCCCTGGCCCGGGATCACGCCCAACTGATCGCGTTCGCGCATCACAAGCCTGAGAAGATGCCGTCTCTGGCGAGCCTGCTGGGCGACAAGCCCAGGGCGCAGACGACGGCGGAGCAGATGTCCGTCCTGAAGGCCCTGACGCTGGAGCTGGGCGGCAAGGTTCATTGAGGAGCGCCCCACATGAGCCAAGCCACCATCGGCGCGCTGAGGGTCGTTCTGGGCCTGGACTCGGCCGAGTTCACGAACGGCATGACCAAGGCCCAGATGGGCCTGCAGAAGTTCGCCGGCATGGCCAAGGCGGGCGCGCTGGCGGTCGGCGCGGCCATGGCGGCGGCGGGGACGGCCACGGCCGTGGCCATGAAAGGGATCATCGACCAGGCCGACGAGATGTCGAAGATGTCCCAGTCGCTGGGCATCCCGATCGACGAGCTGAGCCGGCTGCGTCATGCGGCCAATCTGGCCGGCGTCGAGATGGAGCCGCTGAGCAAGGCGATCCAGCGGCTGTCGCGCACGATGGTCGAGGCCGGAGACAACGCCAGCGGCTCGGCCGCAGCCAGCTTTCGCGCGCTGGGCATCACGGTGCGGTCGGCGTCAGGTGATCTGAAAACTGCGCCGCAGGTGCTGGAGGAAATCTCCGACCGGTTTGCGGCCATGCCGAACGGGGTTCGCAAGACCGCGGCGGCCATTGACCTGTTCGGCCGCGCGGGCGCCAGCATGATCCCGCTGCTGAACGGCGGCTCGGCTGCCCTGCGCGAGGCTTACGACGAGGCTGACGCGCTGGGCATCGTGCTGGACGAGCAGACCGGCCGGGCGGCCGAGGCCTTCAACGACAACCTGACCCGGCTGGGTCTGGTGAAAGACGGCCTGATCACGAAGATGACGGCCGGGATGCTGCCGGCCCTTGAGGACATCACGAACGCCCTTGTCGCCAGCTCGCGCAACTCGGTGGCCATGAAGGAGGCCGGCGAGGCGCTGGGCAATGTGCTGAAGGTTCTGGTCACGCTGGCCGCCGGAGTCGGTGCGGCCTTTATTGCGGCGGCGCAGGGCATCGCGGCGGCGGCCTCGGCGGCCGTCAAGTTCGCCCAAGGGGACATGCGCGGCGCCGCGGTAGCCTGGCTGGAGGGCGACGCCGCCATCCGCCGCACGATGACGTCGACGGCGCAGTTCGTCGGCCAGGTCTGGAACCCGCCGGCTGGTGACACGGTCTTTACCGGCGCCGCCGCCGGCGCGGTCGCCGTGGAGGCCGGGGCCAATCGCGCAACGCGGGCCGTTGAGCGCATGACGGAGGCCGAGCGCGAGGCGGCGCGGGCGGCCGAGGCCCTGCAGCGGGACGGTCAGCGCACGTTCGAGGACACGCGCACGGCGGCCGAGCGCTACACGATGCGGGTGTTCGAGTTGCAGCGTCAGCTGCAGGCGGCGGCAATCGATCAGGACACGTTCAACCGCGCCCTGCGGGACGCCCGGGACGCCTTCGACGCGGCCGACCCGAAGACCCAGATGCGCGAGCAGATGGCCGAGGCTGCGCGCAACGCGGAGGCGGAGGCCAAGGATCGCCGCATGGAGGCCGAGGCCGAGGCCGCGCGGTTCGCCAAGGATCAGCGCTGGGAGCTGCGCGAGTCGACCTATGCCGGGATCTCGGAAGGTCTGCGGGCGGCGGCGGACGGCAATCTGCTGAGCTATCTGGCGAACCGGATGCGCGAGCGCCTGTTCGACGGGCTGGCGCGTTCGCTGACCGACCTGCTGACGCGCGGCGCCGGGGGCGGCAAGGGCGGCGGCGGCATCTTCGCTTCGATCGCCAAGGCCCTGCCGGGATTCGCCAACGGCGGGTCGTTCAAGGTCGGCGGGTCCGGCGGCATCGACAGTCAGCTGGTGGCATTCCGCGCCACGCCCAGCGAGCGGGTGTCGATCACCAAGGACGGGCAGGGCATGGCCGGCGGGGTCAATGTGACCGTGACGCCGTCGCCGTACTTCGACGTGCAGGTTCAGCAGATCGCCGGTCCGGTCGCGGCGCAGGCGGGGGTTCAGGCGTTCGCCGGGGCCCGTCAGGCGGTGCCGGCCGACATGGCCCGGCGTGATGCGTACCGGAGGGGCTGATGCCGCTGACGCTGCCGACATCGCCCGCGCCGGCGCAGTTTGCGCTGGAGCTGGTGACCGCGCGCAATGAGCTGTCCCCCGCGTTCGGCGGGCCGGTCCAGCGCCTGAACCGCAAGGGCTCGCGCTGGCGGGCGACGGTGTCCCTGCCGGCCATGACCTATGCCGAGGCCATGGCCTGGACCGATCTGCGGGTCGAGGCCGACACGGTCGTGCTGGACGTGCCCCAGCCGGGGCTGGAGATCGGCTCGCCGGGCACGCCGCTGGTCAAGGGCTCGGGCCAGCTGGGGGCGTCGCTGCTGATCGACGGGCTGACGGTCGGCTATGTGATCCGCAAGGGTCAGTTCCTGAGCGTGGTGACCGGCTCGCAGCGGTATCTGTACCAGGCCACGGCGGCGGCGACGGCCAACGGCTCGGGCGAGGCGACGGTGGCAATCCGGCCCATGCTGCGCGTCAGCCCGGCGGACAACGCCGTGGTCGAGATCGCGGCGCCGAAGATCGAGGGATTCGTCAGGACGCCGCCGTCGTTCGACGTGAACCCGGCGTTCCATGTCGTGCTGGGCTTCGACATTGAGGAGCGGGCCTGATGGGTGTGAACCTGGTTCGCCTGCATCTGGAGACAGATGCGATGACCGACGCGGTCAATGACCTGCGCCACGTCGAGGCCGCGCTGATCCGTCGGCACGGCGCGCCGTTCCGTGCGCTGGAGCGCCGCATCGAGGCGCTGTTCGATGCGCCACTGCCGGACGACATCGTGCGCCTGCACGATCTGGCCCCGGGCCGCTTCTGCGCTGTTCCTGCCGGAGAGCTGTCGGCCATTCTGGCCGAGGCCCGCCGCCTCAAGGTTCTGGCCTGATGGACAGCACGCTGGTCACGGCGCTGCAGGGGCCGTCGCCGACGGTCTGCTGGCTGGTCGAGATGGCGCTGCCGGCGGGCACGGCGCGGCTGACCGATGCCGGCGAGGTGGTGTTCGGGGGGCAGGTTTTCCATGGCGAGCACCCGACGCTGGGGGTGCTGGGCTCGATCAGCGGCCTTAAGGACGGCGCGGCGAACACGACCACGCGGGTTGATGTGGTGGTTCTGCCGCGTTCGGACCAGGCGGCGGCGGACCTGACCGATCCGGCGGCGCAAGGGACGCGGGTGCGAATCTGGTTCGGGGCGATCAATCCGGCGACCGGGGCGCTGATCGGCGCGCCGGAGATGAAGTTCGACGGCGAGCTGGACAAGGCCGGCTTCAGCGTCGGGGCGACCTGGTCGGTCACGGTCGAGTGCGGCACTCAAGCTGAGCGCCAGCTGGAGCCCAACGAGGACTGGCGGCTGAACCATCCGTTTCACTCGGCGATCTGGCCGGGCGAGACGGGGCTGATCAACGTCACCGATGTGACGAAGAAGACCTATTGGCGGGCCGAGAGCCCGTCGGCGATCACGTACCGATAGGGCTCATCATGCATCCGATGATCCGGCGGCGTGAGGCCGTCGAGGCGACCGTCGCGCGGTTCGCCGGCAAGCCGCTGCGCTATGGGCGGGATGACTGCGCCCGGATGGCGGCGTTTCTGGTCAAGCGGCTGGGCGTCAAGGTCCAGCTGGCGCAGATGCCTCGCTATGGCTCGGCGGTCGGGGCGGCGCGGGCCCTGAAGGCGCTGGAGTGCGGCACCCTGGCCGAGGTCGTGGATCGGGCGGGCCTGCCGCGCATCGCGCCGGCGCGCGTGCTGCCGGGCGATCTGCTGGCCCTGCCGGGGCCCGACGACACGGTGGCCCTGCACGTCGCCATGGGCGGGGGTACGTCGTTCGGTCTGATCGAGGGCGTGTTCCAGCCGGGTCGGGTGCACCAGGTGCTGGCGGCCTGGAGGGTCCTATAGATGGCTGACCCGATCTCGGCCGCTGTCACGGCGGTGATCAGCTATGTCGGCAGCGCCAGCGCGGCCGTGGCGGCCGGGTCGGCGACGTTCGCCCAGACGCTGACGGTCGCCGCCGTGAATCTGGCGACCTCGGCCGCGTTGAACGCCGCGGTCTCGCTGCTGAGCCCCAGCGTGGGCGCCGTCGGCAACCCGACCGACTGGACGGCCGACCCGGACGCGCCGCTGCGCTATGCCATCGGTCGAGGCGGGGCGGCGGGCCAGATCGTCAATCTGGACGAGTACGGCCCGGACAACATGTATCTGTCGATCGTGTCGGTCATCGCGGCCGGCGGCCCGATCAAGGCCTTCGTCGGGTACGAGTTCGACGACCAGCCGGTGACGTTCAACCCGACGACCGGGGCGGCGACGTCGTCGCAATGGGTCGGAGAGATGTGGCTGACGACCCGGCTGGGGGCGCAGCCGGACACGGCCCTGACCTCGCCCGCCGGCCTGAAAAACGGCGCGACCCTGCCCGGCTGGACCTCGGCGTCGAAGCTGTCCGGCAAGGCCGCGTACATGCTGACGATGGCCGAGAACAGCAAGCGCACGGCCTATCCGAACGGCATCCCTAAGCCCCTGATCACCTGGGAGGGGGGCTATGGCTGGGACCCGCGCCTTGACAGCACCTATCCCGGCGGGTCCGGGGCGTGCCGCCTGAATGACCCGGCCACCTGGGTCTGGATCGACAACCCCGCGCTGGGCGCTCTCAAGTGGGCGACCGGCCTGTGGGAGGGGCCCTCGAGCGGCGGCAAGTATGGCGTGCCGCACGATTCCGTGCTGGTCGGCGGGTTCGGCTCCAAGGTCGAGGGGATCGACGTCGCCTCGTTCGTCGAGGCGGCGAACATCGCGGACGCCAACGGGTGGACCGTCGCGGCCTATCCGTCGTCGGCGGACAACAAGGCCCAGGTCATGGACGCCCTGCTGCAAGCCTGCGGCGCGGTCTATGCGGAGCGGGCCGGGCGGATTAGCTGCATCCACCGGGCGGCTCCTCGCGCCAGCGTGGTGACGATTTCGGCCGCCGACACGGCCGGGCCGCTGGAGCTTGACACGACGGTGTCGCGCATCGGGCGGATCAACACGATCCGGCCCCGGTACTGGAGCGAGGCGAACCGGTGGCAGATGACCGCCGCCGAGGCGGTGTCGGCCACGGCCTATGTGGCCGAAGACAACGGCGAGCGGCGCACCCGGGGGGTGGACTTCCCGTTCGTGCGGGATGTGCAGCAGGCCAGCGAGCTGGCGGCCCTGCAGCTGGCCAACACGCGCGAGGGTTTCCGGGGTGTGATCCCGCTGAAGCCGCACCTGCAGCGCATCCGGCCGGGCGACGCCTTCACCATCACCGAGCCGGGCTTCCTGCTGGACGGGCAGAAGTGCCTGTGTCTGGATGCCGAGTTCGACGCGGCGACCGGGGTGCACCGGGTGACGTGGGTGTCGGAGACCGACGGAAAGTACGACTTCGCCTTCGGCCTGACGCCGGAACCGCCGGAGCCGGCGACCCTGAGCCCCAACCCGGGCGCGATTGCGGCCCCGCTGCCGGACGAGTGGACCATCGTCCCGCGCCCGCCGGCGTCGGACGGCACGCAACTGCCGGGGTTCGACCTGTCGGGCATCGTCGGGTCGGCCAAGGCGTACCGGGTGCTGGTCGAGT